GTCTGCAATCTGAGTGCTTCCGATCATTGTAATGCTTATAACCGCTAGTATCCCAATAACTATGCAAATTACCTTGTCAATGTTTTTAGATAAAGTTGAAAAATTGTTCATATAATCCCCTTTTACTATTGATATTACTGTATTCAGCAATTCTTGTTTTTATGAAAAGTACTAAAAAGGTACTAATTATCCAGCTCGGAGAAATTATCTATCATTCTATCCACATCTGATTCATAAATATGCGAATATATTAGATCGACCACAGCCGGATTATCACCTATCCGATCCGCTATGGCTCTTGTCCCATAACCTAAGTGGATCATCAACGCTACGTGAGAATGCCGTATATCATGTACTCGGATAATTTTAACTCCGGTCTGATTGCATCCTTGTTTTATTCTATAGCCTAACGTCTGATTTGTAAAATCAAAAATTAAATTATTTTCATTTAACATTTCCTTAACAGCTAGGTCCCTAAGCTCTGCCATCAGGCTTTCATGAACTTTGACATTTCGCCTGCTGTTGGATGTCTTAGGTGAGTCCTGGATAATCCGTCTGTATCCTGCTGAGATTATGTTTTTATTTACAGATATGTAGCCATCCTTTAAATCGTTAGGGGTCAGTGCCAGCAGCTCTCCGACTCTGAGGCCGGTCCAGTATAGTGCCTTAACTGCCAGCTTATACTGCAGATCAAGATCACACGTCATAAATTCTCTGTACTCTTCAATGGTCCAAAAGTTCATCTCTCTGCTCTGCGTTTTGATTTTAATATCATTTACAGGACTTTTATCCAGCCCAAAATGTACAACGGCAAAATTCATCATTGCCTTTAATACGCTGACATATGTTTTAAGTGTGGTGTCTTTAATGCCGGTTTCACGGATTTTATTGGTCCATTCGATAATCATTAAGGGAGTTACTTCATTAATGCTTGTATTACCCAAATAGGGCCTAATTAAGTTATCTGTTACGCTGCATTTTGAGTAGTATGTTTGAGCTTTCCAGTTTGGTTTATTGAGTTCCAGGTACCGATCCGCTAAAGTGCCGACTGTAATGTTGGCATCACTAGTGTGGTACTCTAAAAATTTCCTTTCATATTCATCTGCATCACGTTTCAGTTTAAATCCTGATTTCTTCTTTTGCTTGCTCTCACCATTCCAATCTTTGTAATAAAACTTGCAGTACCATTTACCATTGCTGTCTTTATATGACGGCATATGATTACCTCCTAAAAATGTATATTGCCTAGTGCATCTAATATGCGGAATGCAAAATAAAGTAATGCTGCAACAAATATCAAAAGCATAGCTTTTTTATAAAGCCTCTCATGGTGTCCGTCATCGAACCATGCAAATAGTACAATGTACCATCCTGCGGCTATAGGTATTATGTAATCCATGGTATCACCGTTTATTTTCCCCTTTCATACAAGAATTCTGCGTACCTGATCAAATCTATCATCTCATCATCGCTAAGCTGACAGAAGTAATTAAGCAGCTTCTGAATCTTATCAGACTTGGCATTATTTACTATACTAACTTTATCAGTATTAACGGAAACGTTAAATACCGGTAGTTCGTTTGGGTCATCTGTTAATCCAAGCAAGTATAGCAAATTAACATGGAGCTTCAATGCTATTACTCTTATTCTGTCAGTAGGGATTTTCTTTGTGGTGCCGGCAGCATAACGCTGCAGGGCAGATTTTGGTATACCGGTCATCTTTTCAAGTTCATTGTAACTTATATTCTTTTCTGTCAAGACTTCCTGCAGTCGCTGACTAATCAGATTAGGATCAATTTCATAAGATATTCCAGTATCATCTACATATTTCATTTGCTCACTTCCTTTCTTATTATATGTCTTTATATGCATATTATAGTGCAAGTGTCCCAAAAAGTAAATACATATAACCCAAAATGGGTTGACATCGTATTGCTAGTATGCTATATTGTACTTGTCCCAAAATGGGACAGAGAAGAGGTGAAAGAAATGGACAAATACAAAGCATTAGGAATTTTGGCAACCAAGGGAATGTCACAGCGTAAACTGTCGGACAGGCTGAATGTGTCTAAGAACACAGTAAACAGATGGATCAATAACGAGTGGTGCTATAACTGACGATAAGATCATTGCCATGTGCAATGTGCTGGAAATACGTGACGCACAACTCATTGTTGATATTTTTTTACCCGAGTTGTCCCAAAATGGGACCAAGGAGAGGAGAAACTGTCATGATCGAACCGTCATACTATAGCGTCACAGATGTTATGCAGCTGTTCGGCATTAAGCAGTCTAAAGCCTATGCGATTATCAAAATGTGCAACAGTGAGCTGCAGAAAAAAGGATACATTACAGTATCCGGAAGAGTGCCAAAGCGGTACCTGAATGAAAGGATGTACGCTAATGAGACTGAATAACATTAAGAAAACAGTGGCAGATGTGCTGCTGAATGATCCGTGGTCTAGAAATGATGATTTCAGACTGATCTATAAGGTTTACAGAAATCTTAACTACAACATGAATATTCCATTTGGCGAGATGCTGCTTGGTCATAATGACAGTCAGATGCCTAGCTTTGAATCAATCAGACGCTGCAGGCAGATGCTGCAGGCAGATGCTGCAGAGAGAGGCTCCGCTGATCTATGGAGCTAATCATCAGACTCAGAAGCTGAGACAGCGTCAAGAAGAACAGTATTTGGATTTTACGAGAGGTTAAGCATTATGAGATTTAAGATTTTAGCCGCACTGATTATAGCGGCATTGATCATGGCGGCAGACATAGCCAGCCGCCCTTACCTGGCCTTTGGTGGAGGGTCACTGCTATTCGTGGTCACTTTGGTATTATCAGTTCTATACATGTTAGGAGGAAATGAGAATGATTAATGTAACATCAACTGAAGAGCATGTGCATATCAAAATTGAAGGAACGGTTTTAAGCCTACTTGATGAGCTTGAGGCATTGCTCAGAGCAGTCAGAAACGAGAATCTGAGAGAAATGGTAGGGGATTATAAAAGCAGGATGGTTATGAAAGCCTTATTTGATGCTTCTCTAACTGACTACGATGATGGTGATCAGATGATCGAAAGAATCAAGGGAAATCTTGAAAAGGCTTTGAAAGAAGCTGCGGAGGGTGTTGATGATGGCAAAACTGTACGAAGTTAAAATTACCGAGGTTAGGTTTAAAACCATAAACATTTTAGCCGACAGTGAAGTGAATGCGATGGACGATGTAGCAAGTGCCTACGCTAATGATGGAATTAATATGAATGATGCGGATATTGATGATTATAAGATAGAACTTAATTAGGAGGATACGATGGGAAAGAAATTAGCTAATGTCACTAAGATGACTCATGATGATTGGCTGCAGCTCAGAAAGAAAAGCATAGGCGGAAGCGATGCTGCCGTATGCGTGGGAATGAATCCTTGGAAGGATAAGCTCACGCTGTGGGCTGACAAGATGGGATATTTTGACGGTGAGCCGGACAATGACAATGAACGTATGAGGCTGGGCCGTGATCTTGAGCAGTACGTGGCGGACCGTTTCATGGAAGCAACCGGCAAGAAGGTCCGTGTAGACAACTTCATGTATGTACATGATGACTACGATTTTTTAACTGCTAACATTGACCGTACTGTGGTAGGCGAGAATGCCGCACTGGAATGCAAGACTATGAGCGAGTTCGGCAAGTACGATCTGAGAGCAGGGGATATCCCAAAACAGTATTACTGCCAGCTCCAGCATTATATGGCGGTCATGGGTTATGACAAGATGTACCTGGCGATCCTTCAGTTTGGCAAGGGATTTTACTGGTATGAGGTCGCAAGGAATGATGATGACATAGCTATGCTGCTAGCCAGCGAGATAGAGTTTTGGAACAATAATGTGCTGACTAAGATACAGCCTGATGCTGATGGATCGGACAGCAGCTTTGAAACATTAAATAAGCTGCATCCACATGATAACGGTCTGAGTATAGTGCTTACTGAATCTGATGATTTAATCAAGAATCTGCTGTCAGTGCAGGAAATGAAAAAACGTATCGAGGCACAAGAGAAAAGTATTAAGGCGGAGATTTGCTCCAAACTTGGAGACTGCACAGAGGGAAGCACAGAACACTATGTGGTCACTTGGAAGAGCCAGTCAAGGCAAACCGTGGACAGCAAGGCACTAAAGGAAAAATATCCTGATGTATATGAAGCAGTTTGTAAAACAAGCGAAACAAGAGTTTTGAAAACCAAGGAGGTAAAGTAAGATGACAAATTCAGTAAACGTAAAAAGCGGCAATGCCGTTATAAGCAAGGAAGAGAAAACAAGCAAGCAGCCAACTATTAAGGATTGGATTGAGAGCTATAAGCCTCAGTTCGCTAAAGCATTGCCGGCAGTGATGACTCCGGAAAGATTTGTACGCATCGCTACAACAGCTGTCATTCAGAATCCGCAGCTTGCAAGATGTACTCCTGCATCCTTTGCAGGTGCATTGCTTAATGCAGCTCAGCTCGGATTGGAGCCTAACACTCCGCTTGGACAGGCTTACCTTATTCCATACAAAACTGAGTGTCAGTTCCAGCTCGGCTATAGAGGTCTGATCGAGCTGGCTCACAGATCAGGAGAATTGAAATCTATCGAGGCCCATGTGGTATATCAGAATGATACCTTTGAGTTTGAGTACGGCTTGGAACCTAAGCTCAGACATATCCCAACTATGGATGCTGACAAGGGCAAGGTCGCATGGGTGTATGCGGTTTATCACTTGGTTTCCGGAGGCTATGGTTTTGAGGTCATGTCGGCAGCAGACATTGAGGCACACAGAAACAAGTTCAGCAAGGCTAAGAACTCACCGGCATGGTCGGACTCGTGGGATGAGATGGCGAAAAAGACAGTGATCAAGAAGGCATTGAAATATGCTCCGCTTAAGTCAGACTTTGTCAGAGCTATGACATCAGATGAAACTACAGTAAATGCTGTGATCGATGACAAGGATGTTGATCTTGTACAGGCTGAGTATGAGGTTACTGAGGAAGATGATGCGGATCAGTCAGATACTCCGCAGCTGAAGCCGCTGGAGCAGGTGAGCATTGATGCTGATGGGGTAGTCAAATAATGAAACCAGTACAGATTTTAGAATTATTTGGTGGGGTTGGTAGTCCAAGAGTAGCATTAAGAAATATTGGAATACCGGTAAAGGCCATAGATTACGTTGAGATAGACGAAAAAGCAGTAAGATCATACAATGCGATGTTTACTGACGAACTGTCATATAAAACGCAGTCTGTGGTCGGATGGAACCTTAAACCGGACATTCTGATACATGGCAGCCCTTGTCAGGACTTTTCCATAGCCGGTTACAATCGCAGAGTACCGCAAGGCGGTGATGAGGGGAGCAATACAAGGTCCAGTCTGATGTGGGAAACAATCAACATCATTAGACAGATGGGAGCATGGAAGCCGAGATATGTAATTTGGGAAAACGTTAAGAATGTGAGAAGCAGATATATGATTCACAATTACAACAAGTATCTGAAGGAAATGGAGTCAATGGGATATACCAATTCATTTGATATTCTTGACGCAAGAGAGTTTGGTATTCCGCAGAACCGGCAGAGAGTTTTTACAGTATCTGTTCTCGGAAAAGATGCGTTTGACTTTGATGATCTGATACGTAAACCAATGGGAAATGTATGGGATTATATCCAGCCGGACAGTGAGGTACCGGATCAATATACTATTAAAGCTCCAAGCATGGCCAATAAAATTGATCCCAATAATTATGACAATGCACCAATAAATAAGCTGTCTGTTATAAAAAACTATGCAATGACTATAACTACAAAGCAGAATGTTTGCCCTAACAGTGGAATTATTAAGAGATCAGACGGAAGCTACAGAATACTTACAGAGCTTGAATGCTGGAGGCTTATGGGATATTCGGACAAGGATTATAAAAACGCTCTTAAGGCCAATCCTGGAGTTAAGGGTAAGCAAAACACGGCATTATATAAGCAAGCAGGCAATTCAATCGTAGTGCCTATCTTTGAAAGTATCTTCAGAAAGATACTGCTGAATGAAGTCAGCGAACCGACAGAAAGGCAGATAACATGGACATAGGAATGATTGATGTAGACAGCCATAACTTTCCCAATGTTGCATTAATGAAAATAGCTGCCTATGAAAAATCGTTAGGCAATCATGTTGAATGGTGGAACGGATTCAAGCATTATGACACTGTTTATAAAGCTAAGGTATTTGACAGCACTTACTCTGAGGATGAAATGACATGCATCAATGCCGATTCAATTATAACCGGTGGTACAGGATACGCAGGTGACGGTCCGCTTGCGGATAATATAGAGCATATGTATCCTGACTACTCGTTATATGGCATCGAGGATACTGCTTACGGCTTCATCACACGAGGATGCCCTAGACATTGTGACTTTTGCATCGTAGGAGACAAGGAAGGTTTGGTCAGTCATAAGGTAGCTGATCTGAGTGAATTTTGGCAAGGACAGAAAAACATCATACTGCTTGATCCAAACATCACTGCCAGTAAAGAGTGTGAACAGATCTTTGATGAGCTGATTAAAACTAAAGCAAAGATTGAATTCAACCAAGGGCTGGACATAAGATGCTTAACAGACAAGGGTGCGGACCAGCTGTCAAGGATGAAGTTAAAAATGCTGCATTTTGCTTGGGACAACTATGAGTTTAAAACCTACGAGAAGCTGAAGTATTTCAGGCCGCTTCTTCAGAAAAGAGGAAGAGAGCTTAGGGTGTACGTGCTTACCAACTTTAATACTAATCACGAGCAGGATTTAGAAAGAATCATAAAACTTAGGGAGCTGGACTACGATCCCTTTGTGATGGTGTATGACAGACCAAACGCTCCTGCAGTCACAAAAAAGCTGCAGCGATGGTGCAACAATAAGTTTGTTTTCAGAGCAACAGACTGGGAGAATTACCAGTATAAATAGGAGGCACAATGGATAAATGTATTATGTTAGCTGGCCCAGGCAGATGCAACGGATTGGCAGAAATGCATCCGGCATGCGGAAGTAAAGGGTGTCCGTTTTATAAAACAGAAAAGCAGGAGCGAGAGTCTCAGCACAGATGCAGAGTTAGAGCATTATCTCATGGTGCATTTGAGGTAAGATTCATGTATCTAAGGGAGGATGGGAAATGTCGGAAATAAAATGGATCAAAATAGCCGTTGACATCTTCGACAATCGGAAAATTAAACAGATAGAACGTATGCCTGAAGGTGACAGCATCATAATCATTTGGTTCAAGCTGATCTGTTTAGCCGGTAGCGTTAATGATGACGGCATGGTCTATCTGACTAAGGACATCCCATACGATGCTGAGATGCTGGCCCAGCAGTTTGGCAGATCGGAAGAAATGGTGATAAGGGCCATTAAGGTCTTTGAAAAGTTTGGGATGATTAGTAACGTTAGTAACGTTACGGATAACGTTACAGGTAACATTACCAAAAACGTTATGCAATTATCCAACTGGGGAAAGTACCAAAACATTGAGGGCATGGACCGGATAAAAGAACAGAATCGGATGCGTCAGCAGCGTTATAGGTCTAAAAGTAAGGATGATGTCAACGCTAATATGGACAAAACAGAAAAAGGTAACGTTAATAGTAACGTTACGCATAACGTTACGGTCACGTTAAGTAACGGAACAGAGTCAGAGTCAGATCAAGATATAGATATAGATATAGATATAGATAAAGAGTCTATCAGTCATAGTATATTATTATGTTTATCTGATAAGGATATTGACAGACTGAATGAAATATATACAGATGTTCCTGGTCTGATAAAGGCAATTAACACTAAGCTAAAGGATAGGGATAATCCGGAGCCGATCCGCAAACCTTATGCCTATGCTAAAAAATGTGCTGAGGAAATGCAGTGGGGAACAAAAGCTGCAGAGGCAGAACGCAACAGAGTATTGGCAGAGGCTGAGATGAGGGACCGTGAGGCCGAGGATGAAATCAATCGCAGAGTCAAAGAATGGCTGGGAAGGAATTGAATATGGGATATGTAATTAAATGTCCTTACTACAATGGGGACAAACGCAGAACAATAAGCTGTGAGGGATGCATCAAGTTCTTTAATGACTTGGATAAAAAGAAAACGCATCTGCTGAATGTGTGTCAGGACAACTACAAAAGCTGCAACTACTACATGCAGCTGCAGGCCGTATACGATGAATCATCCAAGCTGGAGGATAAAGAGGCCATAAGTAATATGCGTCTTAGGTTCTATAATGACAGCAAGGAACGCAGGATTAAGCGGCTGATCCAGTACATCGGCATTGTGGAACGTAACGTAGCGTCAAACATAGAGATCAAACAGCGTGAGATCAAGAAGCTGCAGGGCATGGTTAAAATAGCAGTGAGCAGAGAAAGTATAGCTCTGATGGAGCTGGCTGCAGTTATGTACCAAAATGGGATAACAGAAATTGACACTGGAGAGCTGGAATCATTCCGGCAGAATTACATCTTTAAGTTTGAGGTTAGTCCTGAAAATGACAGAATTCTAATACTTAAGACAGCGGAAAGGATCGCAGAAAATGATGATAGAGGAATTGCCGAAGAAATATCAGATGCAGGTGAAAAAGAAACTGGAGATAGCGAATCGGAAAAACAGCCGATTTAACGTGTCTGAATCATCCCATAATGGGATTAATCGAAATGCTGATAAAAAACGCTCTCGGATTAAAACTGATAGCAAATTCGGCAATAAGAAAGCAATAGTTGATGGCATCACTTTTGATTCATACAAGGAAGCTAATATATACGATGTTCTTAAGTATCAAGAAATAGCCGGAGAGATCACTGATCTTAAGCTGCAGCCAAGGTTTGAGCTGCAGCCGGCATTTGAAAAGAACGGTAAGCATTACCGGAAGATCGAATATGTAGCTGACTTCCAGTATAAGGATGACACTGGGAAGGTATATGTGATTGATGCTAAAGGTTTTAGGACCGATGTGTACCGGCTGAAGAAAAAGCTGTTTGAATATCGTTATCCTGAGCTGGAAATCTTGGAGGTTTAAATGCTGGTAAGATATAACTGCAAGCCTGGAATCAGGCAGAGGCTGGATAAAAGCCCAACATACTATGGCATAGAGTCCATAGCGGATAAACGGACAACCTATATTGCAACTTATGATGACTTTGCCATAGTGCGAGATGGCGATGCAATCAGATGCGATATTAAAGAGATGCCAACACTTGCCAATATGTTTGTGAGGCCGATTAAAGATGAGATTTTGGCACTGTACGATGACATCAAGGACCTTTACAGGATGGAGGTAGGGCTGGTTGATCAAGCCTAAAAATCCATGTTACGGATGCGACATAAGATCGGCAGAGTGTCACAGCAGATGCTTGGATTATAAAGATTTTACCGGAAGGAATGAACAGTACAACAAGATAGTCATAGGGAACCATGAAAACTACAACACAACATTTGTAGAATGGTCACACACTAAACGAAAAAGAGCAAATGAAAGGCGGATTAAAAGATGAATAGCGTAACATTGATAGGCAGGCTCACTCGTGATCCTGAAGTAAAATATACAGCCTCACAGCTGGCTGTAGCAACATTCAGCATAGCAATAGACAGACCGGTTAAAAAGGGTGATGATAAGAAAACAGATTATCCGAGGATCAATGTATTCGGCAAGCAGGCTGAAAACTGCGAGAAGTATCTTGCGAAGGGCAGACTCGTAGGTGTGCAGGGCAGGATTCAGACCGGATCATATACAGATCGGTCCGGTAATACTATCTACACTACGGATGTGGCTGCGGAACGAGTTGAGTTCCTAGAGTGGGGAGATCATAAGCAGGGGCCAGCTGCTGCCGGTCCGGATGACATTCAGGAAGAAATGCCGGCTGCATTTCAGGACACAGACTTAGATACACCTTTTTAGAGGCATGCCATGCTATATGCTTTATACGATGACGATGACATGTGCTGCTTCTGCGGTACATCAAGAGAGTGCGTTAAATTTTTAAATCAAAAGAATGAGAGTGTATTTTACTGTGCAGTGTCAAGAGGTGTAAAAGCTGCTGGAAAATATACGATTTACAAAATTGAGGAGGGTGAGCAGGAATGACATTATATGAAATGCTAGATAAAAGTGTATATTGGCAACAAGTATGGATTTACTCAAACAATGATTATGACCAAAACATGCCTGTTTTTAAAGGGCTCGTCTGTGAAGCAAGACGGGACGATGATATGACATGGGATTTTTTAGAAAATAAAATCGTCGTATATGAGTTTAAATGTGGAATCCTCGTAATTAAAGTAGAATCTGAACATCCGGATAAACACGTTGAAGATGTATATTATAACACAGGAATGTGGGGAAAAGAAAAAGAAAAACGTCCGTGGAGATATAGTATAGAAATAGACCAGGAATTGAAGGAGAGTGAGTAAGATGAGTGATAGATTAATTAGTGCCAATTCATTAATGATAAAATTATTGGTTAATTCCAATGGTGACACTATTCCCGAATATTATTGTGATAATTTCCCAATTACATTGACCATAAGAGATGTGAAAAATCTAATAAGAAATGAGCCGACAGCATATGATGTTGACGAAAAGATAAAACAATTGCAAAAGTTAGCGGGAAATGGTCATCATGATACATTATTTGACCACAAATGGAATTTATTTTTGAGGGCAAATAAAGTATACAACATAGTGAAAGACGGTGGCACAAGTGAGCGATAGATTAATAAGTGCGGATGCACTGAAAAAAGAATTGATAAAAATGTTTGAACCACATGCTGATGAGCCTAAAACAATAACATTGGAAGATGCACTCGTAAGTACGATTATGACAGTCGAAGAACAACCGACAGCCTACGATGTGGACGAGAAAATAACGCAGTTAAGAACTGCCATAGCAGTAGAAATGAAATGTGCCACAAAACGTAGAGCTAACAATGGTGACCAAACCAATGGTTTTTACAAAGGCATCCAACGTGCAATCGACATAGTGAAAGGCGGTGCGGAATGAAAACCACAGTAATAACAAGAGACCAAATCAATAACGCATTAATGTGCGATATTGTAATAACAAATGAATCAATTACAGTAAAAGTGAAAGGAGAAAAAGAAATGAGATGGGAACATGTTAGGGAAGGATTGTCATTCAGTGATGCATTAATGGCTTTAAAAGCTGGAAAGAAGATTGCAAGAGAGGGATGGAATGGCAAGGGTATGTATGTGGTTTACAGATCAGGTTATCCGGAAGGAATTCCAGCTAACAAGAACACTGCAGATGCGATAGGCATTCCGGAGGGCAGTCTGTTTAAAGTTAGGCCGTACCTACAGATGAGGTGTGCGGATGGATCATTTCAGATATGGCTGGCATCACAGAGCGACATCCTAGAGGATGATTGGCAGATTGTAGAATAGGAGCAGACATGGAAGAAAATATTAAATGTATAGCTGACCATTTTAAGCTGGATGCACAGGAGCTGAAGGCAGTAGAGGAATGCATGGAGCTGGCTCAGGCAATACTTAAGCATCGTGGAGAACGGACCGTTGAAACATGGGATCATGTTATGGAGGAGATCGCTGACGTAGAGATCATGATTGCTCAAATTAAATATCTCATGGAAGGCAATGATGCAGTATGGTCATGGAGGAAGTACAAGATAGAGAGAACGCTGCAGAGGATCAGCGACAGTAAATAAATATTAAAAGCTCTTGATTTATTCAGGAGCTTTTTTCTTTATTATTATATTATATATATATTATATTATTCTTTTTCTTTTTTTATATGTAGATTATTAAGTAATTATATTAATAAATCCGTCTATCCGTCTGTCTATTCAGTCTGATCTGTTTGCTATTATGCTGCAGCCATTACCGGCTGCTTTTTTATTGGCATGGGGTAGGCGGTCACATTTAAAATCTTTAACTGCTATTTTATTTGTATGAATAAGATTGATTGGGAGAAAATCAAAACTGAATATATTACATCCAATAAATCTATCAGAGCGTTAGCGGATAAGTATGGTGTTAATGCTTGTACCATAGCCAAACACAGCAAGTCGGAAGGGTGGTGTAAAAGCAGGCAGCAGTATGCAAACAAGGTGCATACAAAAGTAATACAAAAGACTGCCACAAAGCAGGCAAACATCATGGTAAAAGAGCTTGACTGCCTGACGCTGCTGGAGAAGCATCTGAACACAGCTTTAAAGGATGCGGATCAGTTCAACCGGTTCATCGTTAATGTTGGTCTTGATGGTGCGTTTGACAGCGAGGAGCGTGTGTTTCAGAAGGTAGACATGCGTTCGCTAAAGGATGCGGCTCAGACGCTTAAGCTGCTTGAGCAGATGAAGCGGTCCATGAATGGAATACTGACACCTGAGCAGTCTGAGCAGCTGGCACTGGCAAGAGAAAAGCTGGAGCTGGATAAGCAGAGAGCTGCAGCAGATGCGGATCAGCAGGATCATGAGGTTATTGTGCGTTTTGCTGATGATGATGCAGAAGGGTGGGCTGATTAATGGAGCTGATTTTATCGCCTCCCAACGAGAAGCAGGCACTGATGCTCAAGGCCAGGAGCAAGTATGTAGCATTTGGCGGAGCGAGAGGCGGAGGCAAGAGCTGGACCGTTAGGACCAAGTCGCTGCTGCTGGCATACAGATTTCCAGGCATCAAGATCATGATAGTGCGTAGAACCTATCCGGAACTGTCTGAAAACCACATCATTCCGCTGTGTGAGCAGCTGCATGTGTATGACAGTGATAAGAGCAAGCGGCTGGCTAAATATAATGACAGTAAGAAAAACATAACATTCCCCAATGGCAGCAGGATATTGTTCAGATATTGTGAGAATGACAAGGATGCTGAACGCTTCCAGGGAACAGAAGTTGATGTGCTGTTTGTCGATGAGGCTACACATCAGACTGAGGACCGCATCCGTAAGCTCAATGCTTGCGTCAGAGGTGTCAACAAATATCCTAAGAGGACCTATTACACCTGCAATCCTGGCAACGTAGGCCATGCATGGGTCAAGCGGCTGTTCATCGACAGGCGATATAAGGACATGGAAAATCCTGATGACTACGAGTTCATTCAGAGCTTAGTGCAGGACAACAAGGCACTGATGGCTGCCGATCCGGATTACATCAGACAGCTGGAGGCACTGCCTCCAAAGATCAGAGAGGCATGGCTGTACGGCAGATGGGATGTGTTTGAGGGTCAAGTATTTGAGGAGTGGCTTGATGTGCCGGAGCATTATGCGGACCGTGTGGGATCGCATGTCATTGATCCGTTTATCGTGCCGGCAGACTGGAAAATAGTCAGAGGCTTTGACTGGGGATATAGTAAACCATTTTCTGTTGGTTGGTATGCTGTTGACTTTGAGCAGAGGATATACCGCATCAAAGAGCTGTATGGCTGTACTGCTACACCTAATGAGGGTGTCAAGTGGAATCCTGAGAAGGTGGCAGAGACCATACGGCAGATAGAGGACACTGATCCTAATCTTAAAGGCAAGCGGATCAGAGGCATCGCTGATCCTGCAATCTTCGAGAAGTCAACCGGAAAGTCAATAGCAGAGCTGATGGAGACTCAGAGAGTATACTTTGAGCCTGCAGACCACAGCAGAATTCCAGGCAAGATGCAGTGTCACTACCGGCTGCATATGGATGAGAACGGCATTCCAATGTTCTATGTTTTCCGTAACTGTCCGGAATTCATCCGCTGCATTCCTGCACTTCTGTATTCGGAAACAAAGGTTGAGGACATCAATACGGAGATGGAAGATCATAACTATGATGAGTGGCGATATGTCTGCATGGACTATCCGCTTAATATACAAACTGTTACTAAGGATATTAAGACCGTAGGCTCCGATGGCATCACTGATCCGCTGGGCATGCTGGACCATAAGGACTACGGCAAATATGAGTTTTTCAGGAGGATATAAGATATGGCAGCTAAAATAAAACAGGCTGAAAAGGGCAAACAGGCCGGCATTGTAAGCGACAGCATCAACTATCCAGGCCGCAAGGGACCGATAGACACTGACAGCATAGCTAAAGCACTTGATACATTCCGCAGATATAAGTCAGCCAAAACTATGATGGAGCAGAGGATCGTGGAGAATGATCAATGGTGGAAGCTGGATGTGTGGAACGCTATAGGCAGGACTGAGGGAAAAGAGGATGATCCGGAGCCGACATCTGCATGGATGTTTAACAGCATAGCAAACAAGCATGCAGATGCAATGGACAATTTTCCAATGCCAAACTTCTTACCTAGGGAGCAGTCTGATGATGAGACAGCCAAGCGGCTGCAGAAGATTGTCCCTTGCATTCTTGAGGCTAATGAGTTTGAGCAGACATACTCTGATGCATGGTGGTACAAGGCGATCATGGGAACCGTTCCGTATGGTGTCTTTTGGAACAGCTCAAAGGAAAATGGGCTTGGTGACATAGACATACAGCAGCTGGACCTTCTCAATCTCTTTTGGGAGCCTGGAATTAAAAACATTCAGGACTCTACAAACATGTTCTCAATCAATGCTGTGGACAGAGATGTGCTGCTGTCAAAGTATCCGTTTCTGTTTGGCAGCATCTCAGGCGGCATCAATGGTGACATAGTTAGATATGTTGATGTAGAAGAAAAGGAATCTGATGAAAACAAGGTGGTAGTGTATGACTGGTACTACAAGATTCACAACAGCGAGGGCAGGCTGGTAGTTCATTATTGCAAGTTTGCTGAGGGCAATATCATATATGCCAGTGAGAATGATGAGAGATACGCAGAGGCCGGATATTACGATCATGGAAAGTATCCATTCGTATTTGATACATTATTTCCGCTTAATTCTTCTCCTGTGGGATTAGGGTATGTGGATATTATGAAGTCTCCGCAGCTCTACATAGACAAGCTGGATCAGATAGTGCTTAACAACGCTGCCATGACCGGCAAGTCAAGGTACTTCGTCAGCAACAGTGCAAACGTTAATATGGATGAGTTTGCTGACTGGTCAAAAGAGTTCGTGCATGTTGACGGTTCTGTCGATCCGGAGAGGCTGGCTCCTATTCAGGTGCAGCAGGTACCGGCATACATCATCAATCATATGCAGCTTAAGATAGATGAGCTAAAGGAAACAAGCGGAAACCGTGACTTCTCTCAAGGTGGTACGGCATCCGGTGTTACTGCTGCTTCAGCTATTGCCGCACTGCAGGAGGCCGGAAGCAAGCTGTCAAGAGATATGATCAAAACTTCCTACAGAGCATATAAGCAGATCAATCAGCTGGTACTGGAGCTTATGGCTCAGTTCTACACTGAGGATCGCTGCTTCCGTATAGATGGACCTAATGGTGAGTACGAGTTTGAGACATTCAACAATTCCGGATTAATGCCGCAGACAGTGCAGGGCATTGACGGAATGCTGCTGACACGCAAGCCGATCTTTGACATTAAGATCATGGCTCAGAAGCAGTCACCTTTCAGCCGTGAAGCTCAGAATGAAACAGCCAAGGAGTTCTTCCAGTTAGGAGTGTTTAATCCGCAGCTGGCCACGCAGGCTGAGGCTATGCTTGAGATGGTAGAGTTTGAGGGATCGGACAAGATCAAAGAGCTGGTCCGCAACAATGACATGAAGGCTCAGGCAACAAATCAGCTGGCCGGCATGGCTATGCAGATGGCTCAGAGCATGGATGCTATGACCGGACAGCCGGTGATGCAGGCACAGATAGCTCAGCTGGCCGCAGCTGCAACCGGCACTCAGATGCAGGCCGCACAGCCTGCTAACGTAGCACCAACCAAAACTGATTCTGCCGGCATGCCAGTGACAGATAACACGCAGGCTACACAGGCCAGGCTAAGAGCTGGAAAACAGGCGGAGGCTAAATAGCATGACAGAGATTACGCTAAAAAACGATAAAGATAACATCATATTTGAGGCAAGCGGTCACGCTGAATACAGCTCAGACGGTAATGACATAGTGTGTGCTGCTGTTTCAACGCTGACCGGCACGTTTGCTACGCTGGTCAGCAGTCTGCCGGTAGACGCAGCTATAGACGCTGAGGATGGATACTTTAGATGCTGCATACCTAAAGCAAAGCTAGGCATATATGTGATAGACATAATCAAGGCTGTAGAGTTTATGATGATCGGTTTAAAGCAGCTTGAGATGCAGTATCCGCAGCATGTGATATTGCTGGAAGGGTAGGGAGTCACATTAATTTCCGCAAAATGATAAAACATAGATGGTTGAGAGTTCCTTTTCTAAATCATACATTTTACCTCTTAATATGTGATGAATACGTTGGATAGGACATCATGAATGGTGTCTTATCCAATGCATCCGGAAACGGTGCTAAATAATGACACGCAGGAAAGACTGCCGGAGGAAACATGAAAAAAGATTTATTCGACCTCAGAAGGTTTGACGGAACCGGTGGAGGCGAAAGCGGTAACGGTGGTGACGCTAGCCACGCAAGCGGTGAATCAACGCAGGTGCTGTACGGCAGAAAGGATGACGGTCCTGAAGCTGGAGGCGATGACGGAGGTTCAGGCCATGACGCTGATGGCAATGGTGCTGCAGATAGCAAGGACCTTAGCAGTGAGTTTGAGGACCTTATCAAAGGCAAGTACAAGGACATCTATGATAAAAGAGTTCAGGATAACATCAACAGAAGGTTTAAGGCATCCAAGGAGCTGGAAGAAAAGATCAGCAGATACAGTGATGTACTCAATCCTCTGTATGACCGGTATGACGTGGACAATATTGATGATCTTGAAGCAGCCATGCAGCAGGATGACGATTTAGTCAGAGACAAAGCAATGGAGTTAGGGCTGTCCCCTGAAGCATACAGGCGGCAGATGGCCCTAGAGCAGCAGAATCGCAGAGCAGCAGAGCAGCTGCAGGCAATAGAAGGACAGAAGCAGGCGGAAAAGGATATGCAAGAGTGGGTGAGCCAGTCGGCTGAACTCAACAAAATGTATCCGGAGTTTGATCTTGCGGCTGAACTTGAGAATCCTGATTTTGTTGCTGATCTCAGAGCCGGCAAAAGTGTACGCAAAGCGTATGAATCAGCTCACTTAGATGATATTTTAGGCGGTGCAATAGTCAAGGTAGCCCAGCAGACTGCCAAGAATGTAACCGACAATATCAGAGCTAGAGGCTTCCGGCCTGAAGAAAACGGTACTTCCAATGCTCCTGGAATCGTCATTAAAAATGATCCGACAAAATATGATGAAAAAGATTTGATGGAGATACGCAGAAGGGTAAGCAATGGTGAGAAAATAATCCTCTAAGTGTCTCCGGAAAGGGAGATATGATATGGATACTAAATTAACAGCAATTATAAGCACACTGTTTGATCTTAACAGATTCGCTAACACACCTAATACCAACGTAACCGGTGATACCGGCATGACCGTTGAAATGAAAACATACTATGACAAGGAGCTGATAAGGCTTGCTGGTCCTAGTCTGATTCATGATCAGTTCGGTCAGGTAAAAGACATCCCTAAGAATGGCGGTAAAACCATTGAGTTCAGAAAGTATGACAGCTTGCCGAAGGCTCTTACTCCTCTTACTGAGGGTGTAACTCCGGACGGAAAGAAACTCAATGTAACCAACCTTACGGCTACTGTAGCTCAGTATGGTGATTACATTACAGTTTCTGACGTACTGGACCTTACGGCTATCGACAACAATCTGCTTGAAGCAGAGGACCTGCTTGCTGATCAGGCCGGAAGAACGCTTGACACTATCACAAGGGAAGTCATTACTGCAGGAACCAACGTTTTATACGTTAACAGCAAGGCATCAAGAGCTACACTGGCAAGCACTGATGTACTCAAGGTTAAGGATGTAAGAAACGGTGTTAGAATCCTTAAGAACAAGAACACTAAGAAGATAGGTGGCTACTATGTGGCTATCATTCATCCGGATGTAGAGTATGATATAACATCTGATCCGGAATGGGTAAACGCATCACAGTATGCCGGATCTACTCAGATCTTTGAGGGAGAAATCGGTAAGCTGTATGGTGTAAGATTCGTTGAATCAACTGAGGCCAAGGTCTTTGCAGGAGCTGGAGCAAGCGGAGCAACCGTATATGCAACTATGCTGCTTGGAGCCAACTTCTACGGTACTACTAAGGTTACCGGAGGCGGACTGGAGTTTATCGTAAAGCAGATGGGATCAGCTGGTACTGCCGATCCTCTGAATCAGAGAGCTACAGCCGGCTGGAAAGCTATCAAGACTGCAGAAAGACTGGTAGAGCAGTACGGACTCAGAATTGAATCTGCATCAACATTCAATGCGGAGGCTAACTAATTGGAGGTAATTAAAAATGGCTAATAAAGATGATCAGCAGACAATTACTGCTGGAACAAACGAAATCCCTGCAGAGGTTCAGGCAGCTATAGACGCTATGCTTGAGGAGGCCAAGAAAAAGGCTGAGGACATCATAGCTGCAGCTGTTGAAAAAGCAGATCAGATCACTCCGGTAAATGCGGAACAGACTGTTTCCGGTCCTACCAAGGAAGAAATTGATCGTGCCAATGAACTGGTTAAGGTTAAGCTGTTTAAGGATAACGGCAAGTATAAGGATGATGTATTCGTTCAGGTAAATGGCGAAAGCCTGCAGATTCAGAGAGGTGTAGAAGTTGAGATCAAGCGTAAATTCGCAGAGGCTCTTGAAAACTCACAGGCTCAAGATGAAGAGACTGCAAGAATGTGCCAGGGCCTTGCTGATGATTTTGAAAAACAGTCATCCACCTTAGCATAGGGTAGTAAGTTAAATCAATAAATGCTTTTTTCGTGGGGAGTGGCTGGACCATTCCTCACGTTTTTTTCAGGAGGATATCATGAATAAAAAAGAATTCAACGCATCTATTTCCGTCAAGGATAACTGCACTAACGTCCTCGATGGTTTCGTGCAGAATGATACCGGAAACATAATTAACATGTACATCATGGACGGAGCAGAGCCTTTTGATTTCACTGGCTATGACATCATGACTGTAAAGATCACCATGCCTAACGGCAAGGACTTTATTGATTCAGATAAGGGCTGCATTGATACCATTAATCCTCTGTCCGGGCTTGTTTCGCTGGTGCCGCCTGCATCATGCGTAGCCCAGGTAGGTATGCATTTTATTACTATTACCATATACAGCAATGGTGCAAGGATGACAACAGCAAGGCTAAACTACTATGTTATGTCTGCATCAGACAGCACAGTAACTGCAGACGCTGACAAAAATCCGGAGCTTCCGGTCCTTATAGGCATGCTGCAGGACATGAGCAAGATACTCGACAGCGAAAAAATGCGTAGCGTGGCTGAGGGCATCAGACAGCAGGCTGAGGCTAACCGCAGCAGCGAGACTGCCGGCATAATAGCATCGGCACAGGCTATGCTGGTCACTGCTCAGAATTACGTTAATCAGGTTAAAGACTGGTATACGGTGTTCATGAGCAATGCATCGTCTGCATCCGGTGTCGATCTGTCAACGGTAGTGTCTATGACGCAGCTAAATAATGCACTGGCTGACATTGACTGTGGCGAGTTTACCGGCACAAGCAAGAAGGTTCTTCATATTCTCAGAGGACCTACGGCCAACATTCCTACTCTTGCTGCAGGCGAGCTGGGATATGACACTGTTACCGGAATGCTTCTGATTGGTACTGCATCCGGAAATAAAGTCTTAAACAGCCCATGTTTCATTGTGCAGGCATCGGCTCCTGCAGATACTGGTAAGCTGTGGATTGATTCAGCCAATGGCAATGCTCTTAAATTTTACAATGGATCAGCGTGGGTAGGTACATCTACAGCTGTTTTCGCATAGGTGGTGAGTTAAATGGCAATATATCAGTGGCATGGAGAAACATCAACAACTTTGACATGGGGAATTGGCGGTTTTTCAGAGCTTGCATCTGCAACTAGAACATTTAAGTTTTACTTAAATGGTAATTATGTAGCATCCGTAACGAGAGGTCCTGGCACAACAGACGTACAGTATACATATACTGGACTTACTCCACGTACATCGTATGATTTAAAAGCAACAATGACTACCAATAGTGGAACAAGCGATACTTATACATATACAGGAACCGATCAAACAATACCTGAAAGTACATCGAATGATGTAAGTGTTAGCGGCTGGGGCAGTGATGGTGCATTGACTATATATGCTACTTTCTCAAAGGACCCAACATATTATAAAACGCTTGAATTCTACGTTGACGGTTCATCTGTTGGCAGCCACAGTGTATATAATCAGACAAGTGATTACATTACTGTTAACGGAAATGAGGGTCAGACATATAATATTTCAGTTAAACTGTCAGGAGGTACTTCACCTGACGGTCAAGCAGGAACAAGTGTAACGATCCCATACGATACTGCAATCAGTGCGTCAGTATTCAACGTAACAGACACTTCAGCAACTATTAATGCATACGGACTTGGAGCCAACAAACAGTATGGCAGAACGCTAAAGTGGTATAAGCAGGGACCTTCAGACTCAACGTATATTTTACTTGGACAGACAACGATCAGTGCAGGAACGTATGATACAAGTTTTACTTATCCTCTGTCTAATCTGAGGGCTAATACATCATATAGCTTTAAGGTAGAACTCTACAATACTCAAGGTCTAGCCAACACAGCATATGCTTCCGTCATAACGTCAGAGACACCTGGAAACCTAACATGTGAGGAAACCGGTGAATCATCGCTCAGAATGCTGCTGTCTGACATGACATCGCCAATAGGCCGCAAGATCAAATGGTGGTACAAGAAATCATCTGACTCGGTTTACTACCTATATGCGACAACAACACTGACAGACTCAACAACAAGCACTAGGCAGGTTATTGAGGGTCTGCTTAATAACGTTATATATAATGTAAAGGCAGAAATATGTGATGCTAATGACAACAGCGTAATCCTTGGAACCAAAACAGCAACGGCTACAACAGCTAAGCAGGAAGCATCGCTCAGTCTTGACAAGAATACATCGGTTTCAATCAGAGTGCTGCTGAATAACATGGAAGCTGCAGTTTCTTATTCAAGAGTGATTTACTGGTACATTAAAAGATCGGTAGACTCTGCATATACAGAGGCAGGATCAGACACCGTACCGGCTGATTCATCTATTACAAGCATAAGTAAACTGTTTGAAGGGCTGGTTTCATCAACGCTTGGTTCTGACGGCTCCATTACATATTCATACTATGACATTAAGGCTGTCATTAAAAAGAATGACTCTGCTGTTATAGCTACGCTGGTAAGAAACTACAACACAACGCTTAGAGACTCTGATATTCCAAGCCCAGAGATCACTGCCTTAGAGCAGGAAATAGGCACTCTGAACTGTGATGTATATTGGGAGGCTCCTGAACATATAATCAGCACCAACAACTATGTTACTTATTCCCTTGAAAGATCGGAAGATGGCACTAATTACACGGCTCAGGCCAGCTATGATGTGCCGCCAGCCAAAAGGACCGCAGCTGTTAGCTATGATGTAATAGCACTGCCGGCTTATTCAACAATGTACTATTACAGAGTTAAGGCTACGCTTACGGCAGATACGTCAAAATTCAAGTATTCAAATGTAGCGACAGTAACCGCAGAGCAGCATTTCTCTTGGGGCAGCATAGCTGCAGGCCAGCCATGCGTGATCCAAGCTGTTAAGTGGAATCTGCTGATCCGATACATCAAGAAAAAGCTAGCAGACAATAACATAACTACTCAATTTAAGTTTACTAATGCTATCAAGGGTGCAGCGATTACAGCCGACAATTTTAATGAGCTAGTAACAGCTATCAATGCATTCCATGCGACAGGTATTGCCGCCAAGCACTCCGGAGATCAGATCATAGCTGCTGATCTGATACTGCTTGCTAACGCTGTTAATGCTTAAGGAGGGAGACATATGAAAATATCAGAAGCAATAGGATATGTAAAAGAGGTTAAGCCAAACAGCTACTCTGATGAGATGATACTTAACTGGATCAATGAGCTTGAAGCTAAGGTTCATGCGGAGGTTTTCAAGGAACTTCCGGAGGGTTTTACTCCGTACACGCTGCCTGAAGATTTAAAAACAGAGCTGAAGATGCCCAAGCCATACGATAACTGCTATGTGCTTTATGCTGAGGCTATGATCGACTTTAATCAAGGGGAAATAGGCACTTACAATAACACAATGGCACTGTTTACGGTAAAGTTTAATGACGCATGTGAGTATTACGTTAGGCGGCTTACATCAGAAAATCCGCTAAAGATCAAGGCTTATCTGTAAGAAAGGAGATCGAATATGATTATATTACCTAAGCTGCAGGACTATCAGGAAAATGCAAGGCGGCAGGTCATAGAGTTTATGGGATATTCCAACGCTCCTATTATAGCTGACGGTGAGATGCGTGACATGCTCAATCTATCATCAGACAAGTATCCGATCCTTACGCAGAGGCCGGCAAGAGGGCTGTTCTCCGACAACAACAACAGCCTTCATAACATAATGGCCTGGAAAAACAAGCTGGTGGTAATTGAGGGCAAGAATTTCTTCTATGATGGGATCAATAAAGGCTCTTTGAAAACAGAAGGTGATAAGGTCCTAGCCGCCATTAACAACAAGGTATGCGTGTTTCCGGACAAAATATGCTATAACCTTCTCACTGATACGCTGGAGCCAATGGAAGCAAGCTATGAGCTTGAAATCGGCAGAACAACTACGGTAACATCAAATACACTGCTGCTTCCGACAACAGCTGATCTATCTGCATTTGCAGAAAAGGACACTGTTGTTCTAACTGGATTTACTACTAATACACAAAATAACACATCAGCAAGGATAGTCTCAATCAATTCCGGAGTTATTACATTTCCGAATGATACATTCAAGATACCGGATGCTAACAAGGCTCAAGGCTCATACACTGAGGCAGGCAGGATCAAGCTAACAAGAGATGTGCCGGATATGGATTTCGTATGTGAGAGCAACAACAGGCTTTGGGGCTGCAAGGGGAACAGCATTTATTCCAGCAAGCTGGGCGATCCTAAAAACTGGAGAGATTATACGATGATGGCAGACTCGGCCTACGCTCTTGATGTCGGATCAGACGGTGACTTTACCGGATGTGCTGCATATCCTACGCATTTATTGTTTTTCAAGGAGGATTGCATTCATAAAATCTACGGCAACAACAAGCCTGCATCCTATCAGCTGGTCACTGTTAACTGCCAGGGCTTGGAAAAGGGATCGGACAAAAGCATCCAGTGCATAAACGGTGTGATGTACTATAAGTCAAGGGCTGGCATTATGGCCTATACCGGTGACTATCCAACGCTGATCACGCAGAACTTCAAGTACAAGTATACTGATGCTGTTGCTGGGACCGATCTAGTCAAGTATTACATCAGCATGAAAAGGCCTGATGGAACATATGATTACTTTGCGTATGATCTGACAAGGCGGCTGTGGCATAGGGAGGATGATACCCATGCTACCATGTTTACTTTCCTAAACGGCAAGCTGATATATATTGATGCCGGAAAGAACAAGGTTTACTACGTGCTGGGAGATACTCCGGTAATGGAGGATGAGCAGATTAAATGGATGGCTACGTTTGGAGAATACGATGAATATATTGAAAACAAAAAGATTTACTCACGGCTGCAGTTTAGGATGGAAATGTACGATGAGTCTCAGATGACTATCTATTTAGCATTTGATAACGGACCGTGGGAGCTTACATGTCATCTTTATACCGATAAACGCAGAGCAATCTATCTGCCTATCATTCCGAGGAGATGTGACAGGTTCAAGCTGAAGCTGGAGGGAACAGGCCGCACAGATATTGAGAGCATAGTGAGAATCTGCAGGGAAGGAAGTGGAATATAATGATTACCGGAACATACATAGAAAAGCCAAAGAGCAATGAGGACTTGGTTAATCAGATCAATATGGCTATATCAAACATAGTTGACTCTGTAAATAGAGAGCTGGCTAACATAGCTACGCAGAATACATCAAATGAATAATCACTTAAGCAGGGCCTTAACGGTCCTGCTTTTATATATGGAATAAATTACCACAAACAAAATGCATTCCGACCACATCATTGAGTACATTGTACCTTTGAAAAGGTCGGAAGGCGATAACAGTGTGTCTTTATGAGATTATGTAGAAAAAATAAGGAGGGTAAATCAATGGCTTACGTTAAAAAAGAATATAAAGAGCCGCAGGCATATAACTCTGCCTATCAGAGCGAGCTTGATAATCTGATCGGCAAGGTTGCCGGTGGCGAAAAGTTTTCCTATAATCCGGCTACGGATGAGGCTTATCAAGCATATGCCAAGGAATACGGCAGATTAGGCCAGCAGGCCAATGAGGATACTATGGCTAACGCTGCCATTAACACTGGCGGTCTAGTCAATTCCTATGCAGTAACTGCAGGACAGCAGGCTCAGAATCAGTATAATCAGGCACTGACGGATAAAATTCCGGAGCTGTATCAGCTGGCACTTGATAAGTACAATAACGACAGAAACTATAACCTTGATGCTTTGAGTGCGGTTAATTCGCTGGATCAGACAGCATACGGCAGATATTCGGATCAGAGAAACTTTGACAGAAGCAACTATGAGTTTGATACCAGTCAGGACTATCAGCAGTACATTGACGGTCAGAACTTTGACTACCAGGTCGGCAGGGACAAGGTGGCAGATAAGCAGTGGCAGAAGGAGTATAACCTGGACAAGAAAAATCAGGAACTTGACATCAGCACAACAAATCTCAATGACTTTGCTGCAAGCATAACAGGCAGATATACAAAACCGGAGTCGTATGACAAGCTGATCGCCAATCTGAAGAAAACAAAACCGGCAAACTATAAGAAGATGATCGCACTGGCTCAGCAGGCCAAGTCAACACTGATCACGCAGAATAGGGCATTGGCACTAGCAGCACAGGCTGCATCAAGCTCACGATCCTCCGGAACTTCCAGCAGAGGTGGCAGTGGAAGCGGCTCAGGTGGCAGCGGTGGTTCCGGAGGTAGCGGTGGAAGCGGAAACGGAGGCAGCAACAGCGGCAATGGAAATCCTACTCCAAGAATTGATTCCAAGGTTGTAGGGAAATACACAACTTTAAATTACAAGCAGAAAGCAATGCTCAAGCCTGCAGATGTGTTTGATGAAATTGATATGCGAAGATACATGGGAGAAATTACTAACGCTGAAGAGGTTATGATTCTTAACTCCCTCGGCATAAGTAAATTAAAGGGCAAGAACGGTAAAAACGATAAGAACAGTAAGAACAAGTAAAGGAGACTGCTATGGCTAAGAAAAAATCGTTTGATGATATGATGAACGAGATCAGAGGGAATGCTGAGGAACAGCAGGCCAGGAATGATCAGATCAGAAAACCGGTCAGTAACACCAAAGGAAACAGAATCACAAAAGCTACTAAATCTGTAACCTATGATAATATATCTAATTATTTAGAGCTATTGGCAAGCAACATTACCGGTCACAATGGCAGACAGCAGGCAGAGATAGGTAGTGGATGGAAGAATCAGGTGGGACCTACATCAAGGACAAGAGATACATCCAATGCAAAAGAGTACAGGCAGGACCGTGGCAGCAGCTATACTGGATTAAAGAGCGACAGTCAGAAGGAATTCTACCAGAAGGGATTTGAAAAATCTGCTAAGCAGAATAAGTCTGAAGTCAGAAAAATGAGTGATGCCTACCATGCTAAGGCTCAGGCTTATGACCAAGCGGCTAATGACGGCCTTAACAGCAAGCAGAAATTCGCTATGGGATTATACAGCAATCTGCTAAACATGGGCGAGGATGCCATTATAGGTGGCGGAAACATGCTTATGGGCATGGGGCTTACAAGTTACGGCCAGTCATCAAGGGATGCGAGAAACTCCGGTGCCAGCGAGACAAGGCAGAAACTTGCCGGTCTTTCCAACGCAGGTATACAGGTAGGAACTGAGCTGCTCGGTGGAGGCCTGATTGGACCTATGAGGAAACTTACCGGCACAACAGGTCTCTTGGATAGTGCAGGCGAAAAAATAGCTTATAAGCTGGCAAATAAAGCTGCAGGACTAAGCGTTATTAAGAAAATGGTTAATGACGGAGCCAACGGTGAGGCTGTTTATAAGGCGATCCGCAACATGTCAAGAGGTGCTGTGGGTATGACCGGTGAGGGACTTGAGGAAGTGGCAGCTGATCTTCTGCAGCCGCTTTCAAATTCTTTGTATAATCATGTTTCCGTAGCCGGAAACTACAAGAAGGATGTAATGTCAGCCGAGGGCCTGAAGCAGATGGGGCTTGACTTTGCCGGTGGAGCTGCAGCTGCAGGAATCTTAGGCGGATCGGCACATCTTGCTGGCAAGGCTGTTAACAAGGTAGCCGGTGTTGATCCGGAAAAGGAATCCTATACCGATGAGGAAAAGAACAGCATTATAAATTCCGCACTTAAGCAGGGTGAGGACACTGATGCATATAAGTATGCGGAGACTCTTAAAGCCCAGGCTGACTCTGACGGTCATATATATGACACGCAGATCGATGAACTGGCCTTTAAAACATTCAAGCAGAACATGGATGTGGCAAGACAGATTGATAAGGAAAGCAGACAGGCAGAGGCAGTGCAGCGTCAGCAGATGAAATCTGTAGTAGGAGATGTATCACGTTATCAGACTCAGAAAAGGGAAAAAACTGTTTCTGACGAAATAGACAACGTGATGTATTCAAACGTGCTGAAAACGGCTGACGAAGCATCTCAGGCTCTCAAGAGCTATGGTGCGTCAACGGATCAGATAGTGTCTGACTCAATGGCAATAGCAAGAATAGTAAATGGAACAGGAACAGCTATGGATGTAGCTGCTCTTAGCGTACAGAACGCACCAGCTAGAGCTGTGCTGTCAAGCATGACCGGCATTACTCTTCCAGCAACTAACACAGAAACAAGGAAAACTCTTACTGGGCTGATTGCATCTAAGTCTGTGATCACTAAGGACCAGGTTCAGCAGCAGGCTAAGGAGAATGTCAGAAACAAAATCAAGGCTATAGGCGAGTCATTCCCTCCGGAAATACAGTCAATATTCGATCAGGGTGTTAACAAGCTGGATAACCTTGATAACGGTCTTAAGTACACTGTGGCATTTTCAGAAGTATTTGATGCCGGCAGAAACGGAGAATCCTATTCAAGTGTTGAGACTAAGTACAACGATCTGATGCCAATGACAGTCAAGGCTGCAATCTTCAAGCAGGGTCAGATGGAGGCCGAGAGAGAAAATCAGACCATAGAGGAAAGCAAGAGCAACGTCAAGACCGTAAAGAACAAGGCTGAGGGCAAGCTGACCATTGATAAGGATGTTGATGAGGTATGGATCAAGGAAAACAAGGATACCATTGATGCACTTAGCAAGGCCGCCAAAAATCTCAGAACAGATATTTGGATCAAGAAGCAGATCGACAATGGCGAGTTAAAGGATGTTGCTAACGGATATTATGACAATGGCACTATTTATCTGTCTGCATCATCAACGCAGCCGCTGATGAGCGTGCTTAAGCATGAGCTGACGCATCGCATCAGGGACCTATCTCCGGCTGAGTATAAGGAGCTTAAGGATTTCCTAGTACAGCATTACTATAAGGATGATGCTGAGGGATATGAGAACAGAATTAATGAGATCGTTACTGATTACAGCAAGGGCGGCAGAAAGCTAAGCAGAACAGAAGCTGAGGAAGAATTCGTAGCTAACTCTGCTGATATTTTCCTGACCGATGAGCAGGCAATTCAGAATCTTATCGAAGAAAACAGAACACTTGGCGAGAAGATTTACAGCATTATCAAGGATATGCTGGAGGCCATAAAAGACATAGTTGTAGGAAAGAACAGCAGATACTATGGACAGTGGATGAAGGACCAGGGCATTGTAGAGCAGGCGGAGCAGATATGGTTTAAGGGACTTTACGGAACCATAGACAAGGAGCTTGAATACAATGAAAGCATAGATCGTTTTGAACTGAGAAAAGTTGCACCACCACAGAATACCATGATTGGATATAAAGCCTTTAAGGTTAAGAACGGAAAGCTGTATCCTCCAATGGTAGAAAATCCAAAAGGATATGGAACACCTGGAGGAGTATGGCTGGATGCTGATTCAGGTGTACCGGATATGGACGCAGACGGAAACATAAAAATGAATCAGATGGGCAGAGCTAAGGTTACAAGCAAGGGCAATACTTTGGCATGGAGACCAGGCTGGCACTTGGGACCGGTGCCTGATGCTACTCAGTTTAACGTTGATCCTAAAGCTCAGAAGTGGGCCGGATGGTTAAAGAAGCGTGGAGTGACAGCCGGTGAATCAAGCCACAAGAAAAATGGAAGTGAAAAGGGGCCTACAATATTCCTTAATCCGGATATAGTATTTGCAAGGGTTGAATTTGCTGCAGACAATGACTATCAGATGGAGGCTTACGAGTATGGTATGAAATCCAACGGCAAGTTTTCTCACGCACTTGCAGGTATTCCTTATACCATTAAAGATGGATATTACAGATACAGAACCAATGCAATAGATAAGAATTCATTCCCTTGGTATATCTCCGGATCAATGATTATCAAAGATATTCTGACTGATGAAGAGTGCCGGCAGATATGTAAGGAAAATGGAATTGAGATGATGCCGAGACTTGGAGGAGACTTCAGATTTGAGGAGCATAAAATCAAACCTGGACCGGTCAGCAAGCCAAGTGATCTGACACCATATGAAAAAGGGCAGGACTATTCAGAAGAAGTTATGAAACTTCCTGGATATAAACGCAGGCCGCTTAATTTCAATGACTCAGAGCTGAAAGCTGCATTCCTTACCGACAAGATCAATGACAGAAAAAATGCGTATATTAAGAATTATGAATTCAATGCTAAGTCTACTAAGTCAAGATTTGCTATGAAAAACTCCAGTTATATTGCAGATCGTAAGAAGCAGCTGGCTATAAGCGATGAGCAGATGAGCATCAAGTTCAATATGACAGACTCCGGAATAGAAATTGCCAAGGAGTCATTGGATGATTTGGCTGCAGCTTCATATACCGGCAGTGACAATGAAACTAAGCTCGTAGCATTGGGATTCACGAGATCACTGATTAAGGATGGATCAACATCCATATTAGGCAGAAAAGTTAATTCAACAGCTGAAATGGCAGAAATAGCTCAGGTATTCCGTGATCCAAGATTCGAGACCATGAGGTATATTTTCCTTAATGCTGACAATAAGGTAGTATTTCAGACCGGCATAACCTGCAGGCTTCCTTCTACGTCTCAAACATTTGACGGTGATATGAGCAAGTTTTTCCCTTCACTTATGCGTGCCGCAGCAAGCAGAGGAGCGACATCAATTTACATGCTTCACAATCATCCTTCAGGAACACCAAAACCTTCTGCAGCAGATGTATCGGCAACAAATACGTTATCTAAATACTTCAAAAAATGCGGATTGGAATTTAACGGACATGTTATTATCAACCATAATAAATTCGGCTGCATTGATGGAGATTTGAAAATATCTATAACCGATCTGAGCAAAGGTGCCAAGGATATGATCATGACACCTGAGATTAAACATCCGCTTTTGAATAAGAAAATAACAAGTTATACTAGTTTAGCTGAGGCGGCTAAGTCTGTACAGGTTAGCGATGACATTTCAACAGCAATATATGTAAGCAGTTTGGGTGAGGTTAGGGCTATAAGCGAATTCAGCAACAAGCTGAAAGACAAGTCTAAATGGATTAAAGAGTCAATGGTAGAGCTTGGAGGAAGTACGGTTTATATTTCTACCAGCAGCTTGGAAGTAAGAAAAGAAATGAACAGAATTATGGGAATGGATGGAACCATAGTGGATGTCATTTACTTTGTCGATGAGGATTATGCCGTAAGCTCAAGACAAAATGATGCTATTCAGGGAACAATGAACTTTAATGAGTATCCAGCCAAGAGGGTAGGACCGGACACAAGATTCTCCATGAAGGATTCATCTGACAGACAGCTTGGAAAATACACGATTAGGGAGTATAATAAATATGGATGGGCAATCAACAACGGTTTGCTCACAGAAAAAGAATTATCAAATCTTTTCGATAAAATTAGCGATAAACATCTAGGCACACAGTTTACAAAAAATCAAGATGGTTTGTTCATTATTCCAGTTGGTGATGAGTTTGGAATCAATAATAAACTGATTTATACAAATGGAAATTATTATGACCCTTCAATAGAACAAGTGGTTACTATTAATCTACATACTGAAACAAAAATTGATATGATAAGGAGGAGCATACTTTATGAAGAAGCTAATGGATGGGAACCTATTTGGTACTCGGATAGAATTAATACTGATTACTCAGAAAATGAACTTATCTCGAGATACTCAGCTACTGATTATAGGCTGCCTGGGGGAAGTACCGGAAGAGAAAAAGGAAGAAAAGGCGAAAGAATTAATAAAGGCAATAAATGGGAAAACGGAGGAACAAATAATAAAGGGAATAACAGAAGGAAGTATTGCTTAAAGAATTCTCCTAACGGTGATGAGGACAGCAAGGGCCGTAAACTGACAGACGGACAAAAGAAAAAGTATGCGGACAGCATGGCTCTTGACAGAGATGGGAGGCTGGCATCACTTTATCATGCAACGAGTAATGGTGGTTTTACTGTATTTGATCCTAAAGAATCTGATGATAAAAGATCGCTATTCTTTACTAATGATATAGAGGTAGCTGCAACTTATAACGATACAGATGAAATATTTGATCTTTCAGGCGATGATATGGGCGATGAGGGAAACTATGAGGTTTATCTTAATCTGAAAAATCCTATGATCATTGAGGGTAACGGACAGCATTGGAATTATATCAGCACTGGTGACGATCAAGGAAAATGGATTGATTACATTTCACTTAATTACATCAAGGGTTTTGGGAAATTCGGCAATACTTATTCATTTGAGATCGGTGCTGATTATGATGACGATTCAATTTCTACAGAGGACAGAAATGAGGCTATAGAATTTCTTACCGGATATGGTTTCTCTGAATCAGCTGCTGAGGATGCCGTGACTAAGGCAGAGGAAAACAGCGGATATAGCATAGAAAACTTCAGCTTAGACTCAAAAGGGAATTTACCGGAGGGCCACAACACACGTTACTGGGCTGAATATGCACAGAACAACGGATATGACGGTGTTATATTCCGTGATATTGTTGATATAGGCGAGTACGGTGATCCGGATATTCAAGGGGCTTCTGACATTTACATCGCATTTTCTCCTGAACAGGTTAAATCGGTAGACAATGAGAATCCTACGGACGATCCGGATATACGTTTCAGCATGAAACAGCCGGTGGAAACAAATAAGAATCTTATTGCGGTCCATAACATCAGAGAGTCTGAGTTGCTGAAATCAATCAAGCTGGGCGGACTTCCAATGCCAAGCATAGCAATTATCAAGGATGATTACGATCATAACGAGTACGGTGACATTTCATTGATCTTTGATAAAGATACTATTGATCCGGCCAAGAGTTCAAATAAAGTATATGGCGGTGATGCATGGACACCTATCTATCCGCACCTGGAATACGAGGTTAATGATTCTAGGCTGAACGATTACTCCAACAAGTTTTATGAATTGGAACGCAAGGGACTGATTCGCAGCGAATTCAGAAGCACACCTTACAATTTGGTATCCGATATGGATGGACGGCTGGAAAGGTATGGCGGTGAGGCTGGTTTGATAGAGTATCTGAAAACAGATACAGCCATGAAAAACATGTTTCTTGCTGATACTACTGGTCATCCTATTGACTTGATCCATAAAACTGAAACTACAGAAATCAGCGATAATGAAAAAGAACTGTCCCAGTATTTCATTGATAATGCTCCTAATCTGATGAAATCGTTTGAGGATCAGATGTCAATCAATCCTGTAGCTTGGCCTTCATGGGCAAAGAATAACAAGCCTGAAATAATAAAGGTATACAGCAAATATCTTGCCGAAAACGGACTTAAAAAATCTGAAATTGACAAATTGGTTGAGAGTATGAATGGTTATAGTTTAGGACTACTCATAAGACACGCTTTGAACTATAAGTCTAATGGCGGAATTACAACTAAAGAAGTCACAGATACTGAGGGTACATATGACAAAATCAATAACGCTGTAGATCAGAACGAATATGAGAAATGGTTGGAAAAATTACTCTCAGGCATTGAAAAATCATCAGGCATAAGAAAACCAAACGTGGACACATTTACAAGCTCCGGTAACAGAAAAAGTTTCAAAACGCTTCATTATGAGGAGAATCTTGAAAATGTTGTAAAGGTGATGAAGGGGCAGGAGAACGGTGATACTCTATTCAGTGCTATGGGAATATGGGGTGTATCGGCTAAAGATTATAAGAGCATTAAAGAGATCAAATCTGATTCCAGCCGCTTGACTCATGCCGATCCGGATACTTATAAAAAATATAAGGAAGAGTATGGGGAAAGATTATCCAAAATAGCAAACAAAATAAAAGACAAGAGACAGGACAATGAATTTATAGCACTTGATAATGCAATGGCTACTATAATTGACGCTGTTAGAATATCCAAGAGTGAAGCATCTATCAGCAGCTATATTAAAAAGTGGTCCAATGCATCTGATCCAGCTGGCATAGCAAAAGAAATAGTATCTTTGGTAAATGATATAGCTAACATGCCTACTGAATACTTTGAAGCAAAACCTAAGAGGGCTGTAGAATTAAGCGAGATTAAAGCGGCAGTAATTCCGGAAACAGCATCCGATACTTTAAAGCAGTTACTTGACAGCAATGATATTGACTATCTGACATATGGTGAGAATGACAGACTTGAAAAGGTTAATCAGGCAGCTGCAGAATACGATCTGAAGTTTCAGATGAAATCTGACAAGGATAAGCTCTTGAATCAGAAGAATAAGGAAATAGAAAATCTGAACGAAAAGATCGCATTCCTAAAAGCTGAGACTAGGCTCACTAAGATTCCGGTACCTGAAGAAAAGGTTATGAATAAGAAGATCAGCGAAATCATCGAGGATAACCTAGGCCATATGGATTCAGCTCTGCATGGTGAAATTAAAAAGGTATTCAAGGAAATATATACTGAGCTTAATAAGGGCGAGGATATGTCAACCGGAATGCTTTACGATCTTGCAGAGGGTGCAGCTAGAATGATACTTTCAAAGTACAAAATGATGCATGATTCCTATGAGGATAACTACGAGAGCATCAAGCGAGATCTGAAGAACAGAACTCTTCGCATAGACAGCAGCTATATCGGTGACTTTGGCGGAGAAAAGGGATTTGCTGATTTCAAAAGACGCAATTCAAAGTGGTTTAAACTTTCCACAACTGAGGGCTATAGCGTAGATGAAATGTACAATGACCTTGCTGCTGAGTATCCTGGCCTCTTTGACGCAGACACATATACCAACGAAGCGGATCAGATCAGCAACATAGCAAGCATGATGAATGACATGGAGCCGTGGTACGAAACCTACAGCATGCGTCAGCAGAATGAGCTTACACCTTTTGTAGCCAAGGAAATACTTGATGCCGTATATTCTACGGAGCCGCATCAGACATACGCTGACAAGACTAAAGCCAAGTATGATGAAATGCTGCAGGAGCAGCGTGAAACATACAAGCGTAAGCTGGCTGAGAAAACTGAGAAGTATGTATCAGAGCGAAATGCTGTGATCCAAAAGCACAAGGACAGAATAGAAGCTCGTTACAAGGCCAAGCTGAATGCGGTAAAGAAAAACAACAAGGACAAGACTAATCGCAAGTATTACACATCAAGGATCGAAGCATACGCTGAATGGATGTCGCATACGCTGCTTGAGCCGGCAGATGACAGACATATACCTGAAGGATATAAAAAGGCAATAGCAGAAATGTTGGCTGGTTTTGACTTCAGCACTAAGAGAAGCAGAGCTTATACAGAAAAGAACGGTCCGTCCAAGCGTACTATGAGATTCATCGCACTCAGCAATGCTTACTCAGAAACCATTAAAGCGGATGACTCCCCATTGGAGCCGGATGAGGAAATGGCAGATCAGCTGAAACTGCTGGCAGAGGCTATGGATGGCAGAAGGTTTGAGGACCTGAATCTTGATGAGCTGGCGGATGTATACCACATCATTAAAAAGATCAGATATTCGCTGTCAACCATTAACAGAGCCTTCTCTGAGGGGATTAAGCAGAACATAGCTGAGCTAGGTGATGCGGTAATAGCTGAGGCGGCTACGCATAGCGACAAGGCTGACAAGTCAGGCTTCATTCCGGAGGTTATGAGATTTCTTAATGAGTCAAACGTAAATCCTTCTGATATGTTTGCGGTTATGGGCGGCACAGAAAATATGCTTTATCAGAACATGAGAAACGCATTTGACAAGAACATCATGAATGTAGATCAGATAAAGCAGTATGTTGAGGGACTCGGATCAAAATACGCTATCAAGGAATGGGAGAATAATGGCAGAGCTGAATCCTTTACAGTGTCAAGCGGTGAGACAATAGAGCTGCAGCCGGTGCAGATAATGTCGCTGTACTGTCTGAGCAAGCGTCAGCAGGCACTGACACATCTGCTTGGATCAGGAATCGTAGCATCGCCTATGCAGACATTTGCCGGCAAGCGGCAGGAAATCATGAAGGGAGTATACTCTAAAAATCTGTCTCAGAACAAAGTGAGAGTTACCTATGAGGACCTGCAGAAAATAATATCAACGCTTAGCCGTGAGCAGAGAGCAGCTGCAGAGGAAATCCAGGACTATCTGAACACTACATGTGCTGACTGGGGAAATGAAACATCCATGAGGCTGTACGGATACCGTAAATTTACAGAACAGAATTACTTCCCTATAAAATCTGCAGATGCATTCCTTAATGAAATGTTTGATAACAGGCAGCCGGCAAAGATCAAGAACGTGGGCTTTACCAAGAACACTGTGGTCAATGCCAATAATCCTATAGTTATTGATGACATTTTCAACGTGCTGACGCAGCATGCAACTACCATGTCGATGTACAACAGCCTAGTGCCGGCAATAACGGACTTTGAGAGAGTCTACAATTACAAGCAGATGCAGGACAAAATCATAACAGCATCGGTGCAGGACAGCATCAGAAAGGCTTATGGAAAGTCAGCCAACGCTTACATTAAGCGTTTCATGAATGACTTGAACCAAAACTATACGAGCATCAGCGACCATAACCTTATCAATTTCTTCTTAAGGAAAATGAAGCAGGGAACATTGGGCCTGAATCTGAGGGTTTTGGTCCAGCAGCCTACAGCTATAGTCAGAGCCGGAGCTGTGATAGATCAGAAGTATCTTGCTAATCCTACTAACCTTGGAATCAGCATTAATGAGATGCAGGAGAAATCACCAATCGCCAAGTGGAAGAGCTGGGGCTTCTACAACACTGATGTTAGCCGTGACATGAAAGATATTTTCATGGACAACAAATCGACTGCAGATAAAATTTTCATGGGAGCTTACGGAAAAGCTGATGATATTGGCTGGGCTTGGATATGGAATGCTGTTAAGCATGAGATTAACGCTACGAGAAAAGATCTGAAGCCTGGATCAGAAGATTACTGGAAGGCCGTAAACGAGCGTTTCAGCTATGTTATTGACCGTACTCAGGTAGTTGACAGCGTGTTCCACAGATCGCAGTTTATGCGTAACAATGACACCATGAGTAAGATCGTAACATCATTCATGGCGGAGCCTACGAAAACGTATAATCTGTTGAGGACAGAGCTGCTTATTGCAGGACATGACTTCAAGGCCGGAAAAAAAGCAAGTGCTACCAAGAGAGTGGCAAGGGTTATATCAGTATTCATGGCTAACGCTGCAGCTGTATCAATAGTAGCGGCATTAATTGACGCTCTGAGAGGAGCTGATGACGATGACAAGGACAAAACATTCCTTGAGAAATGGCAGAAGTACAGCATTCAGAACATTGGACAGAATGTAAATCCGCTTACGCTGCTGCCTATGCTGAGGGATGTTAACTCGCTTTTCCAGGGCTACGATGTGACAAGGCTGGATATGGAAGGTATAACCAACTTGGTCAAGGCGGTGACTGATTGGCAGAACAGCAAGCTGTCACTGTATCAGAAGATCAAATCAACAAGCAAGGGTATATCCGATGTGACAGGAATACCATTGTACAATGTGATGCGTGACGGTGAGTCAATATGGGAGCAGACATATAAAATGGTTGTATCAAAATCTAAGACTGACTATATCAAGCATAGGATGTACTACTCCATAGACAATAAAAAGAACGCAGCAGTTTTCAAACGTGACTTCATGGCTGCTAAAGAGGCCGGTGACACAGAGGCGGCAGAAAAGATCAAGGCGGATATGCTTGAGCATGGATATAAGGAAAAGGAAATCACTGATTATGTGAATTCCAAAATATCCGAGGAATACTCAAGCGGCATTGACAAGGCTATAAAGTCAGGCGATACCGGATCAATAACTGATGCATATGAGAACATGGTTGCTGCAGGTTATCCGGAGGACAAGGCCAAAGGTAAGCTGAAGTCAGCACTTAATTCCGTTTACTACGATGCTATAGACGAATCTGATTATTCAACGGCAAAGTCAGTGCTGTCGATATTAAGACAGTACGGATTCAATACCAAGAACAAATTCCGGAGCAGTCTGTATAGCAAGTACAAGGATGCTATGCTTGCAGGAAAAACTAATGAGGCCAAGAAAATAATCGCTATCATGCGGAATAACGGTGTAAGTGAGGATTATATCGAAAAGACTGTGATAAAGGGTGTGAAGCGAGAAATGGCTGTCAACGAGCTAGGTAAGCTGCTTAAGGCCGGCAACACATCTGAGGCATGGAGAAGGGCTTGGAACTATCATTACAAGTACGGATGGGAAACCAAGAGTCTTATTGCCGGAGGCTATGAGACATACGAAAAATAGCAGGATAAAGCAGGGAGGCGAAACACTCCCTGCTTTTCTCTATAATTGGGCTATATAAAGAAAGGAGAAATGCCATGTATGATATACACATAACAGTGAATGGTCAGACTGCAGTGGTTCAAGAGCATAACATAATTGTATCAGATGCTAAAAACTATCTGAATGCTGTTTTCACGTTTTCCTCAGAATGGGATGGAATGACTAAGACTGCTATTTTTACAAGGAAGGAATTGGTAAAACCTGTTTTATTGACTGATGATAGGTGCGTGATTCCTTGGGAGGTTATTAAGCAGGGAGGTTTTGTTGTTTCTGTAGTTGGTATGGCTAATGGAACCGTAATAACTACCAGTACCGTTTCCATTGAACCGGATTTAAAATGTATCCCATTTCCGGTAATGATAAACGAAACTAGTTATTCAGCAGGTGACACTATAAATCCGCCTACGGTGGACATATACGATCAGATCATCAACATGCTGATTAACTCTGCTGAGCAGGCGAGAGAGGCAATTAAAGGTGAGATCGACACAATAAAAATTGATGCATCCAATCATCTGATCGTTACCAACAAGGCCGGTCAGTCTTTCGATTTTGGCTATGTTAAGGGTGATAAAGGTGATAAGGGCGATCCGTTTATTTACACTGACTTCACGTCAGATCAGCTGCTGGGCTTGAAGGGACCTAAAGGCGATCCATTTGTTTACGATGATTTTACCGCAGATCAGCTGACAGCACTCAAGGGAGCCAAAGGTGATCCGTTTGTATATACGGATTTTACTCCTGCACAGCTTGCGGCACTGACTGGACCTAAAGGCGATAAGGGCGATCCATTTATCTATACGGATTTTACGGCAGATCAGCTGCTTGGATTAAAAGGTGACAAGGGCGATGCTTTTAAGTATACGGATTTTACGGCAGATCAGCTCGCAGTTTTAAAGGGACCGCAAGGCGATCCTGGAGCTGCAGCTACGATAGCGGCAGGGACAGTAACATCAGGTGATATTCCGAGCGTTTCCAATGTCGGCACTCCGACAGCAGCCAAGTTTAACTTTGTGCTGCCCAAAGGAGACAAGGGAGACAAGATGACATATGCCGATCTGACGCAGGCCGAGATAGATATACTGGCATCTAAGGTTGCTCAGAATGCACAAAACATAGATCTGACTCCATATGCTAAGAATGCTGATCTTGCTGTTGTTGCTAAATCAGGGCTGTATAGTGATCTTAGCGGCAAGCCTGATTTAAGCATTAAGGCTGATAAGACCTATGTTGACAGTCAAGATACATCTTTAGCTAACCAAGCGTCTACGGCACTTAGCACACATAACGCTGCTAATAATGCTCACTCTGACATCCGTACATTGATTGCTGATCTGACAACAAGACTCAACGCATTAGCAAACAGTGATGATACTACACTGGACCAGCTGTCGGAAATTGTGGCATACATCAAATCAAATAGGACATTGATAGAGTCGGTAACAACAGATAAGGTTTCTGTTTCGGCAATCATCAATAATCTGACTACCAATGTTGCAAATCAGCCTCTGTCTGCTGCACAGGGTGTTTCTCTTAAAGCACTGATAGATGCTCTCACTACAACAGTCAATGGCAAAGCCGCCAGTGCAACAACTCTAGCCGGATATGGAATCGGTGATGCTTATACAAAGACTGAGGCAGATAATAAACTCAGCGGTAAAGCAGCAGTAATTAATTATTCATCAACCATAGGTACATCCTGGACCGACAACACAGGATACTTCACGCAAAACCTTACAATATCAGGATTGCTTGCAAGCGACATGCCTACTGTAGATTATGTTCCAGTAGACGGAGCAAAAGACGAGACGATAGACGGAGCCTGGAGCAAGATATATAAGATGACAGTCACTGCTGATGACACTCTAAAGATATATACATCAGAAGCGTTGACGGTTTCTATTCCTATTCAGATTAAGGTGGTGAGATAAATGGGAGATTGTTATATTACGAGACGTGGCGGAGGCAGTAGTGATGTAATAAACGGTATTATTGGTGAATACCGTGCGTCTGGAGCAGATATAAGTGCTAATACATTTGTGGAATTTTTAAATGATTACAATAATTTAATAAGTGGAACAGAAGCAGTGTTTAATGCAGCTAGTACAAATTACATTTCAGCAATTCTTATAGATTCAATGCATGCTTTGGTATGCTATCAGGATGGAGGCAATAGCAATTACGGAACAGCCGTTGTTTTGACTGTCAGCGGTACTTCAATCACAACAGGAACTGAAACGGTGTTTAATTCCGGTAATACAGAGGATAAAAATGTGGTTCTCATTGATTCTAATCATGTCCTAATATGCTATAGAGATAGTGATAACAGTGGCTATGGAACAGCTATAATTCTTACTATTAATGGAACAACAATCACGATAGGAACAGAAACAGTGTTTAATGCAGCCAGTACAAGTTCTATTTCAGCAGTTCTATTGGATTCAACTCATGCTTTAGTGTGCTATAAAGATAATGGATACGGTGGTTATGGAACTGCACAGATTTTAACTATTAGTGGGACAACAGTTACAGCAGGAACAGAAAAATTCTTTAATGCAGGTAGTACAGCATATATTTCAGTATTTGTATTGGATTCAGCACATGCTTTTGTATTTTATCAAGATGCAGGTAATAATAGCTATGGAACAGCAGTTGTACTTACTATCAGCGGTACAACAATCACGATAGGAACAGAAACAGTATTTAATGCAGCCAGTACAAGTTCTATTTCAGCAGTTCTATTGGATTCAACTCATGCTTTAGTGTGCTATAAAGATGAAGGTAATAAAAATTATGGAACAGCACAAATGCTAACTATCAGTAGCACTACTATCACAATAGGAACAGAAACAGTGTTTAATGCAGGACTTACATTTACTAATCAACCAATCCTTATCGACTCAAATCATGTTCTAGTATGCTATTCAGATTTTGTAAACAATTTTTATGGAACAACTATAATTCTTACTATTAATGGAACAACAATCACGGTAGGAACTGAAACAGTGTTTAATGCAGCCAATACAACTGGCATTTCAGCAGTCTTAATTGATTCTAATCATGTCCTAATATGCTATAGAGATAGTGATAATAGCGGAACATCTGTTGTTCTGCAAGTACCAAAAGTGATAAAAGCCTCGGAGTTTAAGATTGAAGGTATAACTAAAACCAAATGCACATCAACTACCACGGGAAAAGTTTGGACATTATAATCACATCGGTAGGCAGTCACAATCGTGACTGCCTTTTGCTATTATGTAAAAAAAGCAGAAAGGAGATAGCGATGCCTGATATGAACTGTGTAACACATAGCGAGTGTGAAAACTATAGGAAAGACTTTTCGGACAAGCTGAACGATACAAGCAATGATGTAACAGAGGTTAAGACAACTCAAGACTTTTTAGTAAAAGCCTTTTGGGTTTTATTTACTGCTATAGTTACTGGCTTTGGATCAACAGTGATTGCTATTTTGTCTACGAGATAAGGAGGACATATATGAAAAAAAGAATGAGAAATCCATACTTTTGGATAGGAATAATCGGTATCGTGCTGACTGCTATGGGAGTATCGGCTGATACACTGACATCATGGAATGCGGTCTACGCTGCACTGCTGCAGCTGATCCATAATCCGTACATGATCGGATCGGTAATCATAGCACTTGTCGGAGTGTTTGTTGATCCGTCAAGCAAGGGTCTGCTGGACAGCAAACCTATGATTGAGAGAGAGGATGAGTGA